GATGTTATTGAAAAGTACATTGGTGATGATAGAAAAGAAAATCTTCTGAAGATGTATGAAGATTTAAAAGATAGAATGATGTTTGCACCCGCAAGTGCTAAAGGTCATTATCATAATGCTATGCCCGGTGGGTATGTCGAACACATATTGCATGTTATCGATATGGCTAAAGATGTAAAAGACACATGGTATAATCATGACGCTAAAATAAACTTTACAGATGAAGAGTTGGTATTTGCAGCTATGCATCACGACTTAGGTAAGATTGGTGATTTGGATAATGAGTATTACATACCACAAACTTCAGATTGGCATAGAACAAATCGTGGTGAGATATATACACACAATCCAGATCTTCAGTATATGAAAGTACCTGATAGGGCTTTGTGGATACTTCAGAATTATGGTATTAAGGTTACTGATAAAGAATATATTGGAATTAAATTAACAGATGGTTTATATGATGAAGCTAATAAATCTTATCTCATAAATTATAATCCAGATTGGGCACTTCGTTCTAATCTACCTTACATTCTACATCAAGCCGATATGATGGCAACACATATTGAATATGATCAATGGATGAGAAGTAACCAAACTTCAAATGGAGTTGTTACAAAAGCTCCAAAAACAAAAGATGAACAAAAACAAGTAGACAATCTCAAAAATAAATTTGATGAGTTGTTTGCATAGGAGATAAGTTATGTGGTGGTGGATATTAACAATATTATTCTTTTTAATTAGTTCGGGTTTAAGTGCATTGGTATATTTTTCATTAAGAAGGATAAATCAATATGAAGATTTAATTATTAGATTTCAACAATTAGTTTCATATTCAACCGAACATATGAAGAGAGTTGATACTAATGGACATTATAAATCTGATGATGAAACTGGTTTCTTTTTTGATCAATTGAAAGAACTTCAATTAATGTTAGATGATATGTTTGAAACAGAAGATGGAGAAAATACTAATGGGTAGAAAAAGAAAAAATAGGGTCTATTTTGACATGGATGTTCAAGATGCAATTATTAGATATAATGATTTAGATCCAGATGAAAACCAATCGGAACGAAATAAAATATATCAAGAAGAAATACATTATGCTTTCGATAAACTTTGTGAGAACATAATTAATACATTTAAGTTTAGTTATTTTGATTATGGATTTCAAGATATTAAACACGAAACTGTAGCTTTTCTTGTAATGAATATTCATAAATATGATCACACAAAAGGCTCAAAGGCTTTTAGTTATTTTTCAGTAGTAGCTAAAAATTATTTGATATTACATAATAATGCTAATTATAAAAAATATAAAACTCATGATGATATTATAAAATTAGATATTACTAGAGGTTCGATAAATGATGCCCATGAAAAAAGTAAATATATAAGAGATTTTACGGATGAGCTCATTAAATATTTTGATAATAATATACTTAATATTTTTAAAAATAAAAGAGATATTGATGTTGCTTTTTCTATAGTTGAATTAATGAAAAATCGTGAAGATATTGAAAACTTTAATAAGAAATCATTATATATTCTTATTCGAGAAATGACGGATGTAAATACATCACACATAACAAAAGTAACAAATGTATTGAAAAGGCATTATAAAATGATGTTGGAAAGATTTGATAAATATGGTTCGTTGGATATAAATAATTTTTTTAAATAGTTAAATATATCATAATTAGTTTATATTAAAACCCGCTTATTAAAGTGGGTTTTTTTTTATTTTCAATCAATTTTTGTAAATTTAATATTTATATATGAATAAATACATCTAACATAGGAGAATAAGATGTCAGACAACAAAGAAATATTTAAAGGTAAAACTTTTCAAGATTTAACCAAAGATATATATGAAAATACTCAAAACAAAAAGAAACAGATAGATTTATTAATATCTGAAATACACGGTTTTATAACAACCATTGATGATGTTATTTTGGTAGCACCAATTATAAAAGAATATATGGAAGTATCAGTTAAGAACGATGAACATCTCGTTAAACTTGCTGGTGTGTTACAACGAATCATTTCAAAGTCAATGGGAGCTGACGAAGAAAGTATGTTATTATCAGATTCAGAAAAAGAAGAATTGATGGGAACATTACAAGATACCGTAAATGAATTACAGAGTGAAAGTGACAGATTAAATAAAATAAAACATGAAACTATAAAATTTAAGGATAATTAAATGGCATCTATATTTGTAACATCGAAAAATGTTAAAGCAGAGGGATTTCTCGGTAAGGACATAAGTGTACCATTTTATTTACAATTTGTTCCTGGATATGTTACCAAAGTAATAACATCCAATCAAAGTCTGGCATATGATAATAATTTAAGAAATCAAAATAGTATAATTGCTAAATCACATATTAATTATCAACCATTAAATAAAGGTACAGCTGTCGGTGAAGAGGGTAGATATTATCCAATGTTTAGAGGTATAACTGATGTTCCAGCAAAGGGTGATCCAGTTTTACTCGTTACAATTGGTAATATTAATTATTATTTAGGTCCTTTAAATGTTATAAATAGTCCAAATTGGAATTTTGATAATATGAAAATAGATGATTTTTCAAGTGGGCCACAAGAAGATACGCCAACTGTTCGTGATTTGAAAGGTGAATCTTTAAATTACGATAAAACATCTCATAAAAGATTAATTAAAACATACAAAAATGATTTAGATAAACCACATGGAGCTGTAAATGAAATTCATGGTGATTTGATGTTGGAGGGTAGACATGGTAATAGTATAAGAATTGGTAGTAGATCTGTCAATCCTTATATTTTTATTTCAAATGGTAGAAGTGAAGGTAATTATGTGGAAGGAACTAAAGATGGTTCACTTATATCTATAACAAAGGATGGATCTATACGACAGCATTTTAGTGGAGATAGTAAAATTAAGTCCACCAATATTGTTTCTGAACCATTTACATTAAGTTCAGATTTAGTTAGTGAAAATACAAGATTAATTGCTGGAATGGTAACTGCTGTTAATGGTGGTTCTGATGCAACTGAATTAATTTATAGTTATAATAAGAATCAAATATTACAAACATCTGATAGAATAACTATAAATGCTAAAAAAGATCATTTATTTTTATCTTCAATTGGAAATATACATATTGGTGCTGGAAATAATTTAACAATTTCTGTTAATAATGATTTAATAATTGATTCAAGGAATATTTATTTAGGGAAACCTTATGATGGTAATGAAAGTTTTGAAATGGAGCCGATGGTTTTGGGCCAAGAATTAGCAAATGTATTAAATGATTTAATAACTTGTTTATCAACTGCTCATTTTATTTCACCAGCAGGTGCTCCATTACCATTAATAGATCAAACACAAGCTCCAATAGCAACAACACCTGGAGCTAATAGAAAAAGTTTAAAAACTATACAGGGAGAAATAAATAAAATTTTAAGTAGTTATCACTTTATTGAAAAAAACGGTCAAACAAACAAGTAGGAGGTTATTATGAAGAAGTCAACATTAAGAACAACAATTAGAGCAATAGTTAGAGAAGAAGTTGCTGAAGTAATTCAGGAAGTTATTACTGAATTAAAAAATCCAACTTTAGATAAAAAACCTAAAAAGAAAAAAGTAGTTAATGAAAAACAACATTTTACATCTAATTCAGTTTTAAATGAAGTATTGAATGAAACAGTTAACAATGAGGAATGGAAAACAATGGGCGATAATACATTTGATTCGAGTAGAATGAATGAAGTCGTTGGAAAGTCTTATGGAAATATGATGTCTGATAATTCAAATGGAAGTCTGGCGGTGGAAATGGGTGTAAATCCAAATGATCCAGCTGCTGCATTTTTAAAGAAAGATTATAGAAAATTGATGAAAAAAGTGGATGAAAAAAAAGGTAAGTAAATGGGATTAATGCAAGATTTAATAGATGCTAAATTGGCTGGAGAACGTATTAGAAGAAAAAAATTAGATCTGCCAGGAGAACCTATACTTACTAAAGCTATGGAAAAAGAAGCTGAATTAACAAGAGATGCCATATTAAATTTTTTAACAAGTGACGATTTAATTTGGACTATTGATAAATTTAAGGCTTCGGTTGAATTGGAAGAAATATCTACGGAAGAATTGGGAGCTAAAGTTGATACCAATGTTGATACTAATGTGAATGTTTCTAATATATCAGGAGCTCCATCTGCTGGGGGTGGTATAATCCCCGGAACTGGTACAGGAACTGGAAAGGGTAAGGGAACTGGAACTGGTACTGTATCTGAAGGATTGAATATGAGAAGAGATGGCGGTAAACACGGCGGGGAGTTAATGGCAGTTGGATATGCTTATATTGGAGATAAAGAAGTAGTTGGTGTTGACAATATTTCACCCAAAAATGAAGAAACAGAAGTAAGATTAGATATAGATAGAATACCAGAGGAATTAAAATAGAATGGCAATAAAAGATACAAAAAGAAAACCTTATATAGAAGATAATGATGAAAACATTTTTATTGGAATAGATTTACCGTTTAGAAAATCAAATGGTAAAGAAGGATACTTTGCATCTACAACAACAACTATTGAAGCAGTTAAAAATAATATAAGAAATTTAGTAAGAACAAATACAGGTGAAAGATTAATGCAACCAAATTTGGGATTAAATTTAAGAAATTATATGTTTGAGCAATTTACAGATGAAACAATTTTAGGTGTACAAAATGATATTGTAGATACTTTTAAGGTGTGGTTGCCATTTGTGGAAATACGAGATATACAGGTTAGTATGGATGAAAATGATTCCATAGGAAAAAATAAAATGAGTATTAATATAGTATTTAATATAACAAGAGATCCAGATACATTAGAATCTGTTCAAATAGAAATAGGAGAATAATAAATGCCTTATTCAGATAAAGATTTTAAAGAATCAAATGTAAATTATATAAATAAAGATTTTTCTTCATTAAAAAATTCTTTAGTTCAATATGCTAAAACATATTTTCCTAATTCATATCGTGACTTTAATGAAACTTCACCTGGTATGATGTTAATAGAAATGTCAGCATATGTTGGTGATGTATTGTCGTTTTATATTGATCAACAATATCGTGAAATGATGTTACCATTAGCAGAAGAAAGAAGAAATGTTATTAATATGGCAAAGATGTTGGGGTATAAAGCTAAACCAATAGTTCCAGCATATGTAGATTTAAAATTTACACAAGTTGTTGATGCTGATGCTGTGGATGCTTCAAGACCAAATTATTCACAAGCTTCAACTTTTGACAAGGGTGTTAAAGTAACAGCAACAACTGATTCTGAAGTTATTTTTGAAACATTAGAAGAAGCTGATTTTACTGTGAGTGGTGCTATAGATCCTGAAGTTAATTCAACCAATTCTACTTCTGGTGTAGTAACCGATTGGAAATTAACAAGAACAATAAAAGCTATAAGTGGTGAAACAAAAACAAAAACATTTGATATTACTGCTCCATCTAAATTTTTAAAGTTAACTTTATCCGATACTAATATTATTGAAATTATAAGTATTGTGGATTTAAATAATAATAGATGGTATGAAGTTGATTATTTAGCACAAGATAAAGTACCAATTGAAACACATTATTCGGTTGACAGTACTAGAACTGATAATCTTGGAAATCAAAATGCTGGGATTGATCAAGGTCAAGCTGGAATATCCTTACAAGTTCCATATTCATTAGAATATATTCAAACCAATAAAAGATTTATAACTGAAGTAAATGATAATGATACAACTTCAATTATATTTGGAAATGGTATTTTGAATAATGGATCTTCTTTGGAAAGTAGTTTTCTTGATTTTGAACAATCTGGAATAACAATACCTGGTCAGACAACCGACTTAGATTCTTATGTTGATCCTTTGTTGGGAGACGGATATGCATCTCTAGGAGAAGCACCAGCACATACAACTTTAACTGTAACATATCGTGCGGGTGGTGGTATAACAGCTAATGTTCCTAGTGGAGATTTAACTACAACATCAGGAACACCATCTGTTATAAGTGGTGATTCGAGTGGAACAATTAATTCTGTAACAAATGAATTACCAGCAGTAGGTGGTAAAGGTAAAGATACAGTAGATGAAATAAGACAAAGGTCTATGGCTTTCTTTTCAACACAAAATCGTTGTGTAACAAAAGAAGATTATGAAGCAAGAATATTAAGTTTACCATCAAAGTTTGGAAATATTGCAAAAGTTTATGTTACTAGAACTGATGTTAATGATGATGGATTATTAGCTCTTGATGAATATACCTTGAGTGAAATTGGAGGTTTGGGTGATTATATAACTAATGTAACTGAATTAATTACACTTATAAATACTGGTGGTAGTTTAGAAGAAATAATAGCTGATGTAGCTCTGGGAGGTTTTACAGCACCCGATTTAGGTACTGATATATCTGCAAACTTTGGAACAATATCTATTTATATATTGGTATACGATAATAATAAAAATTTAATTGGTGATCCAAGAACCAATAGTGATAATTATTCTCCAGCTTCAAATGGAACTTCAATACCTACATTACTTGCTCAAAATATTAAAACACACCTTGAACCATTTAAAGTATTAACAGATTTTATACAAATAAAAGATGGACATATAATTAATTTCGGTGTATTTTTTGATGTAGTAGCTCATAAACATGCAAATAAAAAACAAGTTAAATTTAATTGTATTCAGAAGATAATAGATTATTTTAATATTGATAAAATGCAATTTAGACAACCCATTTATATAAGTCAATTGGAATCTGAATTGATGGATGTAGATGGTGTAAGATGGGTAAATTCAGTTACTATAACACAAGAAAATGATTATCTTGTTGAGGGTGGCGGTGGCCAAACATTTAGTCCATTTTTATATTCACACAGTATAGATGGTAACGCAATTGTTAACGAAGATAATACTGGAAATGGTCAAATTGGTTATGGTTATTTATATAATTTTTCTAATGCTCTTAGCGAAGGTATAATATTACCATCTGAAGATCCAGCAGTATTTGAATTAAAGAACCCAAAACAAAATATAAAAGGAGTAGTAAAATAATGCATCATTTTATTTACGCAACAAAAGATTCATGGATATCAAGTGGTTCAAGTCATATTGATGGAACTTCTTATATAGATCAAAATTTTGGACAAGATCCTATTCTTGAAATTAAAAAGGAGTTTTGGAATAAAGATTTTGATTATCAAACAAGAGCATTAGTTCAATTTGATTTAACTGATTTATCTTTATCATTGGCCAATGGTGATATTTTAGATTCAACTGCAACGGACTCTCCACGAAGTGCAAGTTATTATTTAAGATTATATGAAGCAGAAGGTAATCAAGAATTATCAACAGAATATACACTTGCCGCTTTACCAATATCAGAAAGTTGGGATGAGGGAACAGGTAAATTTGGAGCAGATCCTAAAATTACAAATGGTGTTAGTTGGAAGAATAAAAATTATTACCCTGGTTCAAGTGAAGTAAATTGGAGTGGTTCGGGTGTATTTCATGGTGAT